CATACCACTATATGGGTCCATTCCTGTTTCATATGGAATCTTAATCTGTACACCTTCAAAAGGTTTACTATATCTAGACTTCATTACTTTACAGGCGGCTCTTATACCTTGTACTGTAGAAACTTTGTTTCCTGCTTCGTCCTCTTTTAGTTTAAGTTTTTTAATTGCTACAACAATACTTGATGCGTATATAAAACCTTGTCCACCTGATATTTTATCATCAGGGTCAAACATATCTTGCGAAGCATAAGTGTGGTTTGTTGCTACAATTCCAATTGGAAAGGGTGCTATTTGGTTAACTGTGTTTCTAACTAAAGACGCCAAAGCCTTTGGTTTTCTACCCATATCACCTTTCATATCACCTTTCTCAAATTGTGTTACGTCTGTAGGCGTCAACAACATTCCTAAACTATCTATAACAAACAGTAACTTAGGCATATCTTCATATGCCATATCGCCATAATTGCTTTTATAGTCTTTCATAAATTCACTTATTGCTTTAGCAACATCGTCAATCATTGAAACACTAATTTTTAATAGTTTTTCTGGTGACGTATCTACATCTAATGCCTGTAGCCATTGTTCATCCAATGCATTTTCAGAGTCAAATAATACTACTTGACATCCTTGATCTTGTGCATTTTTAACAATGTTGCCAGAACATATAAACGATTTACCAGAACCTGATTCACCTGCAAACACACTAACTTTACCTAGTGGGATACCTCCATTGAAGTCCCCACTTATTAGGTAGTCTAATGTTTTGTTACCAGTGCTGATCCAATCCTTTGGGTCATGGAAACCAGCACTAATTCCACTAATGCTTTTAGTTAAACCGGTTCTGAACTTTGTTAAGTCAAATGGTTTTTGCATGATATCTCCTTAACTTGATTGTCTGTTACGAATCATATTAAGAATGTCATCTGCTGACTTCTTGCCTGCGTCTCCTTCTGCTGGAGCACTTGCAACGGGTTCAGCCGCTGGTGCTGGAGCAGGAGTTTCTACTGCTGGTGCAGTTGTTTCCGCTACTGCTGGTGCAGGTGTTGTTACAGGTGCCACACTCTCTGTTGCAGTTGCTTGTACAGTTTGAGCTGGAGCGACTGTTGATTGTGTGCTACTTCCTGTATCAAGTCCGTAGGGTTTGTAAAAATCACCCCACTTTGCAGGGTCATAAAGTTCCCCGTCTACACTTGCCGCAAACATTTCGGAAATTGCTTGTACTCCCTCAGCACTTGGTTTTGCTGGAAGGAAGTCGTTTAAGTTATACAAACCATGTGTATCAATTGCCGCTAAGTTTTCTTCAGTAAGAGCACTTTCTTTTCTCGCCCACTTACTTGTAGAATAGTCTGCATATTGACCTTTGGTTGTTTTGGATAATCTGAAATCAGTACCTGCAACATAGTCTGTTGGAAGGTTTTCCATCTCTGGGTCCATAAGTGCTGATTTGATTATGTTAAATATTTGAGGACCAATTACAAATCTTCTAATTGGATTCTCTGGTGAAGTCTCATCTAAAGGATTTTCATTTACAAACCCTTGGAAAATGTAACTTCTTTTTTTCCAATATTTACGACCCATATCTTCTAAAGAAGGATCTTTGAACCAAGGTCTTACCTCAGTTAATATTGGACATGTCTCATTCCACATTTCCATACAAGGGACTTGTACAGTAACTGGCCTTGCGTCTCCGCCTGCCACTCCTGGAAATGTTAGTCTGATCATTTGTCGTTCTACCCAAAAGAACGTGTTATTTGGATCACTATCAGGCAAAAACCTCATCACTGCTGATGTGCCTTCGTCTATGTTCCAAAATGGGTATATTGCGTTATCGCCTTGAGCTTTTGAACCACCGCCTGGTTTAGATTCCATTGATTGTAGTTTTGCTCTGATTTCTGCTAAAGATGCCATGTTTTTTCTCCTATATGCCATGTTTCGCTGTACCTTCTGTGTTTAGGATACAACTGTTTTTTTATTATAATGCCTTGATGCAAAAAAGTCAAGTACTTTTTTACAACTATTGGAAAATTAAATTACTTTACCTTTCCAACAAATTTATTTATCTTTATAACGTAATATTATATGATAAACTGGTCTAAAAATGCTTCATATGACTCTGTTGCTGTCATAGGAGCAGTTTGTACATTGTGCTGACCTGCACTTAATAGACTACTTTTAATTGCGCCGTACTCGAATTGGCTTAGTTGTCCACCAGCATTAAGTTTACTACTAATGCTATGTAAATAGTTTCCAAGTTTTTCGTCTTTTGCATTAAACCCTAATCTACTAACTTGATGTCCAAGTTTAGCATGAGGTGTATCAAATTCCATTAACTCGTCTTCTTTAAGTTGATCTTTAATGTTTTCAAACGTTTCGTTTGCTATTGCGTTTGTAATGTAACTTTCAAAAGCATTTCTTTTACTAGCCATTACTTTTAAATTATCTAATACATTTGCAACTTTGTCATCAAAATGTGTTTCTGTAAATTTACTTTCTAAATCTAAGTCGTCTTGTAACAATTCTACATTGTTATAATTTGTAACTGTTTCTACTGCATTTGCATAAGACTTAACACCACTTAATCTTTTTAAGTTTGTTTTTATATCATTAATATTTTCTACTGCTAATGCTACAAACTCTTCATTGGTTTCGTTAACCAAGTTAGCCTTTCTTACATATCTAACAAATTCTCTAAGTTTGCCATAGTCTTTTGACATTTCTGTAATTGCTTCGCCTATTTCGTCAAAAGTTTCTCCGCCATTGTGCAAATGTCTTGCCATTGCTCTTGCGGCCTGTAAATTGTTTTCTGCCATTTTAAACTTTTCTTCACCACGTTGTATTAATATACTATGTATATTTCTACTTCTAGCACCACGTACTTCTTCGTTTACATCTTTATTATGTCTAACAATAATTTTAACATTGTCTGCTAGTGGTTGATAACTGGACTTTCTACTACCAGTCATTTTACCTAAACTTGCTTCTGCAACTTGTTCTTTATCTTCGTATGCTTTAGTACCACCAAAGCCCGGCTCTTCACCATCACCATCACATTTTGGACATGTTTTACCGTCAGTAACCATACCTGAACCTAAACAGCATTCACAGTCACATTTACTTTCTGGATCTTTTGTGTTTTCTTCTACTGGATCTAATCCTGATAATTTTCTTATAGTATTAATTTCTTCCATAACGTCTGCCATGTCAGTCTCCGCATTTCTTTTGATATCTACTTTTTCGCCTTTAGGTTTAATTCTTTTGTCAAATATTTTGTAGTCAAAACTCATTAAATAATCTTGTGCAAGTTCTTTTAACATATCTCTTACAGGACTTTCACTTAAATCCTGACTTGTTGCTAATAGTAATGCTTTTTCTTTAATGTCTAATCTAGCAAGTAAGTTAGGTTCTGCTACAGCAAACCTTGTTGCTTCTTTTGGATTAATAACCTGATTACCGTCTTTATCAAAACTTCTTACTTCAAAGCCAAAGCCTTTCAAGACATTAAAGGTTTTTTCTGCTACTGTTTCCATATTAATTGACATAATACTATTTATCTATTTGATTGTTTTCAAAGTGATTGTTAATGTTGTCAAGTATGGTATCTTGTTCTAGATGTAGTTTAAAGGTATTAAAATTGTGTATTAGAACATCTTTCATATCGTAAATTATATCTACCCATTGCTCATCAGAATACTCAGTCAATTCTTTGTATAACCTACATAATTCGTTCATACGTTCTTCATTATCAGTAATGCTGTCATATTCTTCTGACCACCATTTATCAAAAGTTTTAAATCCCTTATCTTTTAATAGTTGTAAGGAACCAGGTGTTGCACAATATACAAAAGGTTTAACATTTTTAAAAGATTGAGATGCTTTTTCTGTTAAAATAATAGGGCCGTTTTCTATAAATCTTGTTTCTGTACTAAAATCAACATAAGAATTTATTGCAAGAGTTTGGTAACGTTCAAATGCTCCACTCCAATTATTTTCTTGTAAAGTTAAATCTGTATTAAAAGGAAGCAAATACTCAAACGGATATGTTTTTGTTGTGTAATGTCTTAATTTTTCTACAGTAGAGGCAAATGTATGATGATTACTTTTAAGTAAATCATTTTGAAATGCATAATTAAATAAATCTATTCTATGTTCTCTTGGTTTATTATTAAGACATAATATTTTAAATTGTCTTTTAGTATGAGATTCTATTTGTTTAATTTTATCCTCTAGAATATTAGGATCATAAGAATATTTAGAGTAAAACAAATAATGTATAGGGATATATGTAAATTCTAAAGAATTTATATTATAATAATATCCTAACACTATAAACCTTTCTTTACTTAAATTATATTTTTTAATTGTATTAATTAAAATCTTATGGAAAACTAAATCATTTTCTTGTGTACTGCTTACATCAGGTAATAAATCAGCAGTAATTGTATCTATAACAATATTGTAGTTGCTATCATTAACAATATAATCGGGTATTGTAAAGTGAAAATCTTCTGTTAATATTTTCTCTAAAATAAGTTCATTACTAAATTCTATGTGGTAAATTAACTTATCTATGTTTTTGAAAAAATCATATCTATTAAATATACCACTCTCAATAGCATATTTTTTATAAGTGTCTTCTGAAGTAAATGTAAATGGAAGATGTTTATGCCGTTTGTGCCTATATGTTTTTATAGTGTCTTCTTGGGAATATCCGTTAGGAATTGTTACAGTTTTTCCTTTTAAATTAAAAGTTGCCATTAGATAAGTGGCATAGGTTGATCCCAGTCGTCGTCATCATCTGAATTAAAGTCGTCCCAACCAAGACCACTATTTACAGCATTATAAACCTCGTCTTCAAAGGTACTTATAAAATCTATCATTCTAAGTCCTAAGGTAAGGCTCATAACTAAATCGTCTGATTGTCCAGGTTTTGCTTTGAAGGTATTTGCTGTGGATACAAAATTCTTTAACTCACTCATTAACATCTTACTGCCTAATTTAATCTTATCGTGTTCAATTAATCGTTTAAGATTTAAACAAGATTCTATCTTTGTTTTATGTGTTGTGTAATATCCTCTACGTCCTTTCTTGCCTTGTACCTTTTTAGGTTCATGTAGCATTTCCCCTGGAAAGTTTTCTTCTCCAGTATCTCTAATTACAACTAGGGCGGCTTCACCTATAGCATTGTTCTCAACACTCCAATAAATCTGCGGTGCTCCTTGGTCTTTTATGTATTGCATTATCTCCATACAAACTTTTATTTGCCCTTCTATGGGCGTTTTATTGTGGCACCACTCTGCTACTTGTACCATACTTGGTAATTCTAGGACCTGTATGGCGGCGTTATCGCCCCCTGTTCCTGTACTTGGGTCTAAAGACAATACATATATGCCTTCTGGTGTTGGGTGTTTATACCATCTTACTTGCCCACTTTTAAGTATAGGCTCCTTTCCATTCATTTCTAATAGTTTTAAAGGGTCTATAAGTGTCTCATCATATATAACAAATTCACATTCGTGTTCACGTTTAAAACGTTCTTCACCAATTCTGCCTCTTTCTTCTGTTGCCCATATGGCATCTCTATCTGGATGTTGGTCCCAGATCGCTAACATAGGTTTGAATCCATTAACACCTACATCTTGCTCGTTACCATGTTCATCAAAAAGTTTATTTGCTTGATTCCATATCATAGCAAAAGTATCTTCATCACTATTAGGTGTTGATGTAATAATACATTTACCACCAGTTGCCAAAGTGGGAGATAAAGAAGTCCAGAATTCACTCGCAATTCGTTGTGGCACAAATGCAAACTCATCTAAGTATACTAATGTAAGTGACATACCCCTACCAGTATTTTCTGTTGTTGTACTTGCTACTATTCTACTTCCATTATCAAACGACATAGAACCTTTGTTGTATTCTGTTACACCGGCTCTAATATGATCTGGCACACTTTCATATGCATATCTAATACGTTGCATAATTTCCTGCGCACCTGCTTGTTTGTGGGCCGCAACTAATATTGTACTGTCAGGCTTAAACATAGCATACCACAGCAAGTATCCTGCCGCTACAGTAGTTTTACCCATCTGTCTGCCCAGCATATTAATACTGTATCTGTAATTATTATAGTTTTCTATTAAGTCTAACTGATATTTAAAAGGATCAAAATCTATACCACCTTTTGTAGGATGTTGTATTTTTACATGATTAGTCATAAAATACAGAGGACCACCCACAGGATCTGCACAATTCTTAAAATCTTGTATAGTATCTGGAGTATATGCGACTTTACTATAGCCTTGTTTAACCAGACTGGTATCTGCTGTTCCTCGTGCCATATTACTATTTATACAGTAATTATGCTTGGATTTGGTTTTTTGTGTAGATTATGTTTTAATATCCAGTCATATAGATGTTGAGCTATAGCCATATGGCCTAATTTATCAGGATGTACCGTATATTCTTCAATAGAATATTTTTTAGATAATGTTCTTCCTGAAAACTCTTTTATTGG